TCCAGATGTACTTATTGCTCCTAGCCTATGGAATATGGATAAGATAGTTAAACTTTTTGGTGATAGTTGTAAGGTTGTTTATTTACCGCCACCAACAAACCACGAAAACTTTAAGAATGCAAAAGAAAACAATATGTCAAAGAGTCATAATCGTGTATTACATATTGGTGGTAAGGCTGCAGTTAAAGATAGAAACGGTACTAATTCTGTCATAGAAATGCTTAAGTATTCTGATGGAGATTACGAAGTTGTAATTAAAACTCAAACTGATTTAGGTATTAAGAATGCTAATGAAAGATTAACTATACAGACCAATACAACAAAAGAACCAGAGGATTTATACTCTGGCTATGACGCAATGGTTTTACCTAGAAGGTATGCTGGATTATGTTTACCTATGAATGAGGCTCTTCTTAGTGGGCTACCTGTTTTTATGCCCCGCATTTCTCCAAACAATGCCATACTTCCAGATAAGTGGACAGTAGAGGCAAAGAAGATTGATGAGTTTAAGGCTAAGGCTATTATTGATGTCTATAATGTTGATGCAAAAAGCCTTGCAAGAACACTTGATGACTACATGGAAAAGAAAGATAACTTAATTAAACAAGAGGCATTTGATCTTGGGTTTATTAATTTTTCAACAGAGTCATTAAGAGATAAATACATAAACTTAATTAACTCATAAAACAAAAAAGCCAGCCTATCTCTAGACTGGCAATTCTGTAAGTAAATATTACTTCTTTGGTGCTGCCTTCTTAGCAACCTTCTTTACAGGTGCCTTAGCAGCCTTCAGAGCCTTCTCTACCTCTTTAGCGTCTGGCAAGATACCAAAAGCCTTATCGTTAGGGTTGATCGCTCTAATCGCCACTGGCGCTACTGCTGCTACAAGTGCAGTCCATAGATCCTTTGGATCTGTTACGCCTGCCATGTATAGTGCAAGGCCTGATGCAAGGACTGATCGTCCATATGATGCAAGTACTGCCTTTAGTTGTTCTGTGTTCATTTTTCCTCCTAGGATAGAACCTTAATTAGTATAGCATATCCAGCCCATAGACCAATAATTCCTGCGACTCCCGCAAAAACTGGTGGTGCTGGTACTGGCAATTTGAATGCAGCAAATACTAAGCCACACCCAAAACCTGTTAATACTGAAAGCAATATGTCTCTCATTGTTCACCCTCTACTGGTAATAGTTTTTTTAATTCTTTATACTCTTGTGATATTTTTTTCATAGAGTGATAGTGTGGGTAGGCATCTCCAACAAGGCCATACTCATCAAAGTATGAAATCTCTGGCTCTATTCCATTAACAAAAGTTAATAACCCTTCTTGAACATCCTCAATATATTGGTATGCCCAGTCACGAGAATCAGAAAGAAACTTAATAAAGTTTTCTTTATGAACAGAGTCTTCAAACTGTTTTTTGTCTACTATTGATTTAGTTAACTCAACATACTCCTGCAATAAAGTTTTTTCAATAAACAGTTTAGATAAACTCTTTTTTAATTTTATTACCTTAACAAAAAGAAGTGTATAGGAAATAGCAAAGCAAGCAGAAAGCGTTGCTAAAACAATAATAATAATATCTTTCATCTTACTCCTTTGTATTTCTTAATTGTACCAATTGATTACAGGTTTGTCAAACTGTAAAAATCTTTAAAGTTTATTCCAGTAAATTCTTCATATTCTTGAATAGAGCGTACATCTCCAGTACCAAATAAACCTATTTCTTCTCCACAAAGAACTCTTTTTTGTTTCTTATATGATATTTCTTCTAACTCTTTCCAAGAAATGCCACGCAGGTTTCTGTCTTTCCATATCTTATCATATCCTCCACGAGAATAAAAGTGGTAAACTATGTTTTTTGATGGGGAGTATATATCCCAGCCCCTAGTCCAGGCTCTCATTGCAAAACAAACCTCTTCACCAAAGAAACTAATTTCTGGGTCATATGGAACTTCATTTATGATTGATGCATCTGAAAATATAAAACCTCCAAGAACTGTTTGAGAAAGTTCTGGATTTTCTTTTGTCTTGCTTTCAAATTCAAATCTTTCTGCTGTCCACTGTTTTCTTTTGTTTAGTGATAACTTTTGTCTGGTTGGATATGGTTTGATCTTTGGATTATTTTTAATTAAGTGCATACCACCATTTCTTTCAGGATCAAAAGGTGCAGGGAAATATGAAAGCATTACCTTGTTATGACCAGAAATATTTTTAGCCCTGCTTAGTTGATCTATTGCAATATCATCCCAACCCTGTTGAAATCTTGTATGAGAATCAACCTGTAAAAAAAGTTCTTGGCCAGAGTATAGTTCCATTGCCTTTGATCTTGCAAAGCCAGCACCTCTTGCTTCTTTTGGATGCATTTTAGTTATAGATAGGTTTTTTACATATAATAAATCAGGCAATTCAGATTCAAGACCCTGATATACAACACCAAAATATAAATTTTCTGGATTGTTTGCATTATCAATTGCGCTCTTTATTGTCCATTGTAGTTCTGGATCACGATAAGAAGCAATAGATATAAATATACTCACTGCAATGCCTCTCTTGTAACCAAAACAATTGCGCCTTCCATCTCTAACGCTTTTTTTAGATTTAGAACATATTGAAGAGCCTGTATTTTGTCATCATGAACCATTTTTGCAAACTTATGTTCGTTTAGTTTAATGGTTAAAAAATGTTCATTGTCAATTAACTCTATTGTAAATCCTTTTGGAGGGATTACAGAGTGAAAAGCCCTACGCATTTGATCAGTATACAATTACTTTTCCATTGTCAATGCTTGCCATGTGTTTGACCAGTCCTGTTTTGATTTATGCCTGTTGAACTCTCTTGATATTCCACCAAGTTCAAGAAAAACGCCACCCCAAACACCATACTCTTTGCCAGAAACACCAACGGCAAAGCATGTTTTTGAAACTGGGCACCTTTGACATATTGAATCTACTATTGGGCGAGTATCAATATCTTCTTCATATTTATCAAAGAATATATTTGTGTCTAGCCCTAAGCATGCAGCACTATCTTTCCATATATGCTGCTTCATTACTGACCATATTTGTTTGGAATATCCCAACCATTACGATTAAGGTTAAAGATTTTTTGTATGTACCACACATTATTTACACGCACACCACTTGGAGATGTTCTTGCAAGATCTGATCGCTTGCGTTCTACAACTTCCCATCCTACCCAAGATAATTCTTTGTGTTTTGCAACAATTTTTTCCATGTGTGTTAATGAATTAATTATCATAATATTTCTTTCTATTAGTAACGGAATATTCCTACTTCTACATTTTTTGATTCTGCAAAAGTTGTTAGTTTTGATACTGACTCTTTTGGTTTACTAAGAAACGCAAAATAGTTTACTTGCTCCATATTTTCATATAACCAATTTTCTGGAACTTTATAAAACTTTATCTTACGACCTCTGGCTTTCATTCCTCTCTCTGATAGGTTTGAAAACTCTGAAACAAAAGAGTTAACTCTTGTTGGACCAACAGAATAGATTATAAAATCTTTTTCTTCTTCTTTCATTCCAGATAAAGCAACACTTATAGCACGAAGGAATAGATTGTAATCATCAAACTCATTGGTTCCCTGCACTGCCACTATCATTTATTTTCCCATTCTTTAAGTTATCCAGGATGAATAACATCTTATCTATTTCTTTTTTTGACATATTAGATGTGTCTAGTGGTTGTCCAGTCTCTGGCTTTACTTTTCCATTAACTGCTTCACCAACATAAAATATATTATTAGATATCCAATATGCTTTTTGATCTAGTATAACGACCTTAGTCGTTTGCTTCTCTTTCCATATTTTAGATTGAGACATAAAGACTTTATCATTATCTATATCTTTAAAGAAAAAATCTTTTAGTATGTTATGCATATCGCTTTGACGATACAGTACCTTATTAAAAGATTTTTTTCTTTTTTTGTTTATTATTACAAGTATAGCGTAAAAAGTTGTCAATGTCAAAACAAAACATAAAATATATAGCATAGACTTTCCTAACTATTACTTGTTTTTTTTGCTTTTTTCTTTAACTTTTCCAGTTCTGTACTTAATAATTCAACTTTATTTTTAAAATTATCTAAATTTTCTTTATGTTGTGAACTAAGAATATTTTTCCAATTTTCAATTTCACCCTCATAAAAAATTTTTTGTTTTTCTAATTCTTGCTTATTGGTAATTTGCAATTCTAAATAAGAAAGTTCTATGTCAGAACTTTTCTTTTTATAAAATTGAATAATTTCAAATAATTCTTCTTTTTTAAAGTTTTCAACCATACTAACCCCTTAAACTAAATGGACTTCCTTGCCAAACCTTCTCTGTTTTATTCTTTTCTCTTTCAACAATAGCACGGCTCCATGCAAACCCTGCATCTCCGCCCCATGCGTCCCACATTATTCTTCCATTAGAAGGAAACTCTGGACCATCATAGAACCCTTTACCTTTTTTATCTACTTCATGACGAGAAAAGAAAG